ATTGGTATTGTTGTGTATCAGCTTGTAAATCTACCTGATAATTTTGTAAATATGTTGATATTTGTTGCATCATAACTGTTGCTAGCTCTGCATCTTCATCTGCTATAAAGTCCATAGATATATCAAAGTATTTATCATAATCTCTTTTATCGGCATCTGTACCAATAGCACCTGCTGCCATATCAGCTGTTAAGTCTGTTCCAGATGCAACATTAGGTTTACGTATTTGATTCATAATATATCTTAATAATTCTCTAGAAGTATATAATATTACACCTCTTTCTAATTCATCTGGAAAATTACTAATAGATGTATCACCTAAAGCAACAGATGTATCTGGAGTTATATGTTTTACTAAAGCACTTTGCCCACTAGCAGGCGTAGGTATTACATTTAATGTATCATTTTCTATATAATATTTAGGGTCTAACTTGCTTGTATAATAAATACTATTAACATCTGTGTAATCTCCAGCATCTTCTGGTCGTATTTCAATAGCTTTTCTATTACGTGAGCCATCATTTCTAGTAACACTTACAATTTCTAATACTGATGCAGTGCTCATAGTTGTAGGAGAATTGTTTAATGTTGTAGAACTTGTCATTCTATTAGCTATATCTGGTATAGCCATTAAACTTTTTGTTACAAATTTTACACCCTCTACTAAATATAATGTAGCTTGTGTTGTGTAATCAGGACTATCTATATCGCCAACTATCGCTTCTATCTCTGTTTTAAAACTCATTTATATACCTTTCCAGTTAAACTAACTGAACCATCTTTTACTGCCTTTGCAACTCTTTTATCCATTCTTAACTTAAGTCTGTCTTGAACTCTATAATATTGTGCTAATTTTTTTACAGCCTTTGCTCCCCTATAAAACTTACCTCCTGGTAAAGTTAAAGTAGCTAAAACTGGTATTCCAGCCTTACCTATTTTATAGGTCTTATGTAAAACTTTATTTAAGCCCGTTCTCATTCTTCTTGGACTTTGCAATTTATTTCTATTACTAATCATCCCTCTCCTAAGTATGGGGGAGTATATTTCAACTCCCCCGTATGTATTAACTAAACTGTAACACAGTGTGTGTTTCAGGAAGTTGAATTTCAAGACCTGCTTCTGTAAGAATCATGTCTTTTCTTCCGTCAACGTCACGGTTTTGAACATTAGTAATAATTTGAGTATCTCTTGACAC